CTTTTGTCCTCGCCTCGATTTGTTTTCCGGTTTACTCCGGTGCTAGCCTTGTGGTGTTGCTAGTTTACCATTTCGAGGGTAGGACCCCCAGCCATTATGTTGAAACGTTACGACATAGACATGACGCCACGTTCAAGAGCCTGTTGAACTAAAATAAGTTGCGCCGGCCGGCAGCGCAAATGCCCGGGAAAGAAAACCCGATCGCAAAGAGAAAAACAAAGGAGGCGATCCTTAATACTCGCTCGTGCAGATTGCCTCTACACGTTAATTATAGCAAGAAAATGAAGTACGACCAACCCATGAGTGAACCGAGTAACTTAATGGAACGGACCAGTGCTTCGACAGCACACCGGTCGGAACCGTGTCGTGTTCAGGCTGGGCGTAACGATCAGATCACCACTTCTTCGGAGGTGGGCCCGGCTTCCATAGCGAAAACCCCGACCCGCGCGTGCTCTGTCAGTGATTCAGTGCGTCACTTTAAACGCAAGCACTGCCTCTCCTCGAAGGTGTCCCCGGGCGCCTACCTCTGCACGCATGCTAGCCGGAGCATGCGGATGAAAACAAACCGGTACGAAGTTCTTCAGTCCGATGATGAAGAACCGAAGGAGTGTTGTGCCCGCTCCCGAATTCGTAGGAAGGCACTAAAGATTGTTAAACTACTCAAAATCGAGCAGTCTTTGAAGGCGGTTAGGCCGCTACCTAACATTATTACGTGTGGAACTTTACGCACGTCAATACGATCAATATACGGTTCCGAACTTACTCTTGTTCAGGAACTTTCTATCAAGACTTCGGCCAAGGCCGAGTCCCAACCGTGTGACTTTTGCAAAGCCCAGCAATTGCGCACTATAGACATATGGAAAAATGAAAGGCTCCAACCGGTGAGTGTGGAATTAGACAAGTTAGAGGACTTCAGAGTCGCTCTTCGAAACTTGATCCCGACCGGATGGAATAATAGGAAAAGCCCGTATATCCCTAACGGGCACGCGACTTACGATCATGAGCGAAAGGAAGGAGGAAATTGGAACAGAGGAGAATTCTCAGAGTACTGTAACACCATGCTAGTGAACAGCTCCGGGAAGCCAAGAATCGTTACGTTGTATTCTGAATATAACGTTTCTGTGCTTACTCCGCTCCACAACTCCTTGTATTCGCACCTAAGAAGAGAAGGGTGGTTACTTGTCGGGAACCCTACCGATGAGAAGCTCGTACATCTCCAGGACGGTACGAAAGGAGATCAGTGGTTGTCTTTTGATTATAAATCAGCCACCGACAAAATTAAGATAGCCTACGTTAAGGTAGCTATCGACGAG